CGGAGCGCTGGATCTCAGCACCGCGAGGGACGCCACAGCATTTGTTCTCGCATTCCCATTAGAGGACGGACGCATTTATATCAAGGGGGAATATTGGTTGCCAAAAGAGGGAATCAATCAAAAAGAATTGGATTATCGCTCTCCCTTTAGAACTTGGCATATGGAAGGCAAACTGAATCTCTGTGCGGGACGAGAAATTTCCTATGAAACAGTAAGAGTGGCAATCAACGAAGCAGCAAAACATTATGATCTTAAGTCGGTTGCTTACGATCAGTGGAACTCAAAGATGCTTGCGGAGATGCTTATCAGTGATGGAATTCCACTCCAAGCATACAGGATGGCAATTTCCACACTAGGACCAGGATCACAGATCTGGGAACACAACTGGTTGAGCAAGAAGTTGGTTTTTGGCAACGATCCAGTTATGAGAAGAATGTGTGCTGAAGCAGACGCGAAAACTGATATTAACGGTAATGTCAGACCAGTCAAATCGCGCGAATATTGTCTTATAGACGGGTTAATTGCTGGAATTATGGCACTTCACAGTTTTGGAGGAACACCAACCAGTGTATACGAAACGGAATCGGAGATACTAAATGAGTATAATTGAGAAAGTAAGATCTTGGTTCGGATGGTCGATGTACCCACCAACACCGTTCTTCCCAGAATCTTTCCCACAAATTCCCTACACAACACCCGCTGCTGTTATCGGGTACACACCAGTTTATCGTGCTTCTACACTAATATCAAACGATGTTGCTCGTACACCAGCAACTTTTCAGAATCCAAACCTAGAAGCAATATGGAAACGACCAAATCGCTTTCAGAGTGGTTGGGACTTCCGCAGATCTATGACACAGCAAGCATTACTCTATGGAAATGCTTTTGCTCTCATCAATCGCCGTCAGAATGGATCAATTTATGAGATTATTCCTCTCAAGATTGGTTCAGTTTCCCTAGATGTCTCAGCAGCAGACGCACCTTTTTACCGAACACACGATTTCGGTGATGTCCCAGTTGATAATATTCTTCACCTAAAAGCATCTCTTTTAGAGGGTTTATGGTCAGCATCACCAGTCAATCTATGCTCCACAGCACTGTCAATTGCCGTAGGTCAAGAGAATACAACACTTGATCTGGTGATGAACTCTGGTGGAGTACCCAAACTTGCGCTTATCCATCCACTTGCCATCAATCAAGCAGCACGACAAGCAATTCAGTCGGACTATCTACGCAATCACAGTGGATCCAAAAGCGCATCTAAACCAATTGTTATTGCTGAGAACATCAAGATCGAAAGAATCTCTTCGATGTTCGAATCCGATGGATTCAGCAAAGCAAAAGCACTTTCTGTTGCCGATGTGTCTCGTATCTTCGGATTGCCGATGCCATACCTCTCGGAAACACAAGGTAATGTTTACGGATCCCTAGAATGGTTGAGCAGAATGTATCTTGATGGTTGTCTGTCTCACTGGTTCGAAACTTGGAAGAGTGAATTCGAACTCAAACTAGGTGAAGCACCACAATTTGATACCGATTTCATCATCAAACCATCACTCACTGAGACATTCAGTGCTCTCCGCACAGGTATCGAAGCAGGTGTTATTACGCAGAATGAAGCGCGTGATATTCTTGATTACGATCCAGTCGAGGGAGGAGATAAGTTTATGACCGCACTCAACCTCGGAACTGGTGGCGGTCAGACCAATTTGGGTAACGACACTTCAGGTGGTGTCGCACAAGGAGATGTCGTATGAATATGACTGAACGAACAATAAGCGAATCAACCGCTTCGGGTAACAAACTGTCTGGATATGCTATCCGTTATAATGAGGATAGCACGAAGATTTATGAAAATGGCAGGTTGTTTACCGAGCGAATTGCGAGTGGAGCATTTGATAAATCTCTGTCAGGTGATATCAAACTATACTACAATCACGACAAGTCAATGCCGCTCGCAAGAACATCAAACGGATCACTCAGCATCAGATCAGACGATCAAGGTCTGTTCTTCGAAGCAGAGTTGCCGAACACAACGCTTGCTAATGATATAAAGGAACTGATGAGAGTAGGAACTCTCACAGGTCAGATGAGTTTCGGATTCTTCGAAACAGCACAGGTCTGGTCAGCAGATAAAACTAGAAAAACAGTTACAGAAGGAAAACTAGTGGAATTGAGTATCGTGGTTGATCCCGCATACCCAACCACATCATCGTCACTTCGTTGTAAGGAAATTAACACTAAGCGGATCGAACTTATCCGCAGAAAGATCAACTAACTATGGAAAACATTCAGAATCTATCAGAGCGTCGTAACAAACTCACCTACGATCTTCGTCAAGAACTTGATCGTTGGGAAGAACTCAACAACCGCAGCACCAGCGAGTTTGATGCTACTGCTGTCGGTCTTGCCAAGGACAAGGTTGCTCGTCTAGAAGCAGAACTCGACAAGGTGGAAGCAGAACTCAATCGTTCAGTTGCCGACAAGAAGGCAAAAGAGCGTGAAGAGAAACTCGCTGAACCAGAATACAGCGCACGCAGCAATTTCATCGACCCAAAAGATGATTACACTGCTCGTTTTGCTCAAGCACTCTTCACTGGCAATCGCGTTGGTCTAGATCGTCTTATGAACGAGCGTACCACCGCAACCACTGGTGGTGGCGCATATAGTTCCGCAATTCCACAAGAATGGCAGAATCGCATCGTTGAGAAGATCAACCAGATGAATGTTATGCGTCAACTCTGTCCAGTGCGTAATGTAATGGCAGATCAGAAGATCGTCATCGGTGGCGCACTTCCAACAGCACAACTTATGACTGAAGGAACCGCAATCACCGAAGATGCTGCTTACACCATCGGTAATGTCACTGTCAACGACTTTACCTACGGTTGCTATGTTCCAGTCAGCAAGCAATACGCTTCAGATGCCATCGGTGGTCTTGAGTATATTGCTCGCAAAGCAGGTGAAGCAATTGCTAACAAACTGGAAGCAGCATACCTCAACGGTGAATCAAGTGGTCCAACTGGACTCATTCCTGCTCTCGTCGCTGCTTCTTCTCCTGCTGTTGACTCAGGTGGTTCTACTCTCACAATCACTGGTGATCAAATTATTGATATGAGTTATGCCGTTGCTGCTCAATACAGAATGAACGGTTCATACCTCTTCTCTGATGATCTCATCAAGGTGATCCGCAAGATCAAGACCGCATCTGGAAGCAACGAATATGTCTGGAAGATGCCAGAGCGTTACAGCGACATCCGTGACGGTGCTCCTGCTACCCTATTCGGTCGTCCAGCATATATGTCTCCTGCTATGTCCACAGCAACCACTGCTGGTGGAACAGTCGGTCTTTTCGGAGATATGAATTACCACGAGATCTATGATCGTGACGGTGGAGCAAATGTGTTCATCGACCCATACGGTCTTAGCACAGCACTTGTTACCCGTGTCGTTGTATCGCACAGAACTGATTCCGTTCTCACCAACGCAGCAGCATTCTGTCGTTACACTATCTGACAGTTTTTTCTTCTGGCACTGGTGGGGAGCAATCCCCACTGGTGTTTTCCTAATCTGGAGATTATATGATCGCACTATCAACAATTAAAAAAGCACTGAAGATTGATTACGATACTGACGACTCGGACATCCTCCGTTTGCGTGACGCGGCAATATCATTCTTTTCAGATTACACTGGTTTGTCTCTGACAACCGATGTACATACTCAATATCTTGACTACTGGATGCTCACTCGTCTTACTGGAGCACCTTTTGTTGAGATATCATCCATCACCTATACAGATACTGATGGAAACCAACAAACCTATTCCAATAACGATTATTTCCTAATCTACAAGGAATATCCAAGTGTGTTCATCAACTTCTACGAGTATCCATCACTCAAAGAAGGTACAGAGATTGTTATAACATACAAAGCAGGATACGCAGAGATACCAGCAAACATAACTCAAGCAATTATTGCGATTTGCGGTGCTTGGTATAATAATCCTGAAGCAACTTCTCCAATTACACTGACTGAAGTTCCTCTATCAGCAAAGTTTATTTTAGATAATCTAAAGGTGAAGGGAGATCTCTCTTGATTAGCGCAGGAAGATTACGATTCGTTGCTAGTGTAAAGCGAGAAACTGGTGTCGATAATCTCGGCAAGAAGAACTCCAACTTCGGATCCACCATCGGAACTTTTCGTTGTGATCTCCGTGATGTAGGATCAACTGAAGTAGATTACGGTGATGGATATGTTTTAGTTAATACTTTCGAATGTCACGCAAGATGGGAGCGAATCGCTGATCTAGGTGTGCTTCCAACTGATCGTCTTGTCATTCAGAGCAAGACATATCGCATCAACGGAATTCGAAACGAATATAATCGCAATCGTCTTGCCATACTTGATGTTACGGAGATTGTATGAGTTTACCACAAGCAATCAAAACACTTCTACAAGGTGTTGACGGTGTTATTAATGCGAGCGTCACATACGGCAAACGCAATCAAGCAGGATCACTTCCTGCTGTAACTTACACAATCAACAAGAATGATCGTATGACAATCGGCGCAAATCCGATGTATCTTGCTGAAATCGTAATTCGTTCTACTGCTCTAGAAGCACAAGACGCACAGCAACTTGGCGAAGATATCGAAGATGAGTTTGTCGAAGGAACATACAACGATATCAGAATAGTTGGAATTGTGAACAAGAACACAGTTCTAAATGAACCAGATAGTGGGTTTGGTGACGAAACTGTTCCGTTTACCGCTACCACGACAGCAGAGATATATTACACTTACACTTAAGGAAACAAATTATGGCATCAACCGCTATTACAGCAAACCTATCGGCAATCGCAACGGGTGGAACCAACTTCGAAGCAGTGGGAACTATGTCAATTTCTATGTCTAGACCACCAATCGAAGTCACACAGGTCGGAGGATTTAACTCATACTTTCTACCAGGTGTTCTAACTTCAGCAATCGCTCTTGACATCTACTACAACAAGACCAATCACGCAACATTCACCAGTCGTCTTCTCGACGGTACTGCTCTTCCTATAACATTCATTTGCGAATCTGGTGATCAGATCGTTGCGGAGAGCGCGTTAGTTGTTGGTTGCGATATTGTTGGATCTCAAGGTGATATCATTCGTGGATCAATTTCCATTCAGGTGCGCGGAAGCATCTCAATCAACGGTTCTACCTCAGCACAAGGTATTAACGAAACTTAATCTAAGGAGTCAGAAGAATGAAATTAAAAGAAGCACTGGCATTAAAGAATCACACCGTGACAATCGACGGTGTGGAAGTCACACTGCGAAGACCATCGTTCGCAGATCTAGCAGAGATTATGGATGTGGCAAAGAAAGAAGAGACAAAGAAGGACTTCGTTCCTTGGTTGGTTGGCAATCATTTGCTTGCTGACAACGGAGAACTCTACTTTAAGACACTGGCAGAAGTGAAGCAGTGTGATGCTAGATTTATAGAGAAGATCGCGGAGGAAGTAGATAAACTCTACTCTGAAGGGTCGGACTTGCCAGCGCAGCAATAAGCGTTCTGCTTGCTGCGAGAGAATTTATGAACGCAACTCCTGATCAACTATCTGTTGTTTATTGGAACATCCAATCAAACAAAGAGAATCAAATGTGGAAGGAATTAAATGAATTACTCGGTGGATCTAAAATCAATCAAGGAGATAGAGCAATCGCTCCAGCAGTTCCAAAAAGCAATTCAGAAAAAGATCATCAGAAAAGGATTGCGTCGCTTGGGTAATGAACTCAAGGGTCAAATCCAATCCAACATTCAGCATAATTCCAAGAAGTTAAAGAAAGCAATCAAAGTCAAAGTCAAATCATACAAGCGTGGATCCAAGATCTGGATGGGTGTTGGTATTCCAAACTCTGGTGAAGACGATTGGTTGCTCAAACTTAAAGCACACGCATATGACAGTGGGTGGCGACCATATCCAAAAGGTAGACCAACACAACGAAAGGGGAAAGGTTGGAGAAAGGGTCTTAGACGATTAGGTGGCGATAAGATCTGGAAGACCCAATTTATCACCAAAGTTTATAAAAACACAAAAGGCAAAGCAGAGCAATTGCTCAAAGAAGCAATTGACGAAGTTATGAGGGAATTCATCTAATGGCAAAAACACCTCCACTTGTAATACCCGTAATAGTCGATGCGTCTGGAGTTAATTCTGGTCTTAGCAACATCAATCGTCGTTTATCAGGTGCTCGCGGAAACGCTGGATCTGACAACGGCAACTTTGGATCTGGTGGTGCTCTTGCTCTAGGTGCTGCTGCTGGTTTCGCGGCAAGAGGAGGAAGTCGCTTGTATGCTTCCAGAAGTGCTGAATTCGGAATGTCGTATGCTAATAATGCTCGACTTGCTAAGAGA